ATAAGTCCAGAGCCGCCAGTGCCACTATTGTTTATGCTTGCGGTTGTTCCTAGTTGATACCCATGTCCAACTGTATTGTAATAAAGCGCAGAGATTGGAGACTGCTGAATAGAAGAAACAACAGCATCAACCGCAGAGCCATCTCCAGTTATTGAAAGTTGATCGCCAACTTGATATCCAGACCCGCCATCATTGATGTTGAATCCTGTAATCATTCCATATAGAGTTGCTGTGAGTGTCGCATCTGCAACATCTGAGATTGTCTCTCCGCCAGAAAATGTTCCGTTAACAAGTTTCAGTGTCATCTCTGCTACGTCATATATGCCAATAACGTATCGTTTAATGTCAATAACGTTACCGATTGCACCACTGGTTGAACCGGTAATAGTTTTATTTAAGAAAGTAAAAACGTTTGTCGCATATGGACAACGTATAATTTGTGTCTTTTCAAAGTTACCAGCAGAGATGCGGAGAATGTCTTCTCCGGGATAGTACAAAGAAACTTCTTCGTTGTATAGTAACTTAAAAAGAAATTGATAAGATGCTTCATTACCTTTTGACTGAAAGAAGTCTTTAAACTTTAATGCAACAAGTCTTTTGTCGCCATAAATGTTTGTCGGTATAGAAGGATATAATTCGTCTTTTAGATAGTCAACATATTTGTCTACTGAGTATTCAATATTACGATAGTCAGCCAACTTACCAGTTTTTCTAACAACATTGTCTTTTACAACTTTAGTGTTGGCTAACGCATCCGATGTTTGTCCAACGACAATTTCACCAACATTGAATGGACGCTTTGTTTGTAATTTTAAAACAATATAATCTGTTCCGACTTCACGAATAGTTCCAATTGCGCCAGAATCATTTCCTACAACTTCTTCGTCACGAACAAATGTGCCATCAACATTTTCCAATGTGATGTTTGTTGTTTGTAGCCACTCATAGTATGCTTTTAGAAAAAGTAAAAACTTTTCGGAATCTTGTGCGATATCCGGAGATATCAGATCATTGATACTGAGTGACGGTTGAAATTGCGTTTCAATCATTTTTATCTATTAACCAAGCTAATTGTTTTATCGTCAACCATTGATATAGTAATATCGGCATCTTCAATAGTTAAAATTTGATTTCTCAATGGAAGAATGTCTTTGTTTGCTGGAGTTGCAGTTATTTTAAGCGTAGTTCCACCATCAGAAAATGCAGTTGGTGCAAACGCAGTTAGTATAATGGTGCCTGTATCGTAATCAATAGAACCTACATTAATCTGCACCGCAATAGTTTCATTAGTAGTTTCTCTGTAGATTCTAATGATGCCATTGTTATCTTCAAGAAAGCAATTTGAATATCCCAAATACGTAAACGCATTTGATGTTATTTGATTTCCAAACCCATATGGATGGCTTGCTGGTCTTCCTCTAGTTGTCGCATTAATAGGATTTGAGAATGGTATTTCGTATCTAGCAGAATTACCAAGTTGAACGTCAAGTTCTTTTCTAATCAAAACTGTAGTGTCATTGTTTAAAATTGATCTTTCGGATGCGTCTATCAATCTACTTAATTTTGAATATCTAAAATATTTTCCGAACTGATTAATATCTGAATCATTATAATTTTTGATAGTGTCTGTGATTAAAGATGCCATAGCATCTTGAGACAATGTTGTTTTGTCTGCTTCATATTTGACAGTACTAGTAACGGTAATATACAAATATTCAGGATCAACAATTTCGTGTGATATCGTTAATACTTTTTTAGGATTAATAATTGATGTGATTAGATTTTGTTTTTCTGTTGCAGTTAAAACTTCACCTGATGTGGGTCTAATTGCAATATATACTTTGCCGTAAGACGGTGGATCATTGTCTTCTCCACCCCAAACAACTACCGAATCAACGTTAGGTTGCTTTAACAATAGTGCTTTATAGTCTTCTGAAGTAACTACACGATTTTGCGCTTCATATGATTTAGGTGCGTTAAATTTTATCTGTGATGTTAATTCTTTGGCAGCACCGCCAGCGGCTGGATCATTTGCAACAAATGAAATTGCTGTTACGCCAGCAATAGAATCAGCATATGTTAAATTAACAGAATCATTAGCAAGAGATCCAGATGTTACAATAAATTCTATAACAACCACATTTCCATTGTCTAATGATACACCAAAAGTTCCATCGCCAAATTTAATTTCATATTGTTCGTCTTCAGTCTCTTCTAAGAAATATACTTCCGATGTGGAATTAACTTCCACTAAATTGTCTGGTTTAGAAAAGACTCTTGTTGTACTATCGGCGCTTGAATTTAAAACTTTGACTGAAATTGTAGTCGTGTCTATATTGGTATTTTGAATTAAAAATCTTTGTTGTGTGTCTGAAGAATTTACGGTATATCGTCTGACAATATATGTGCCTTCATTCAATACGAGTGTGGCTGAATATACACCAGAATTGGCTGTGATTGTTGTTGCGGTAAGATTCAAAAATTTGTATGATTTGCCATCAATACTTCCTGTAAATTCTGTGTATGCAGGAATTAAAACTGTAGCTGGAGAGCCTGTGACAGTCAAAGTGGCTGTTCCAGTAACACTAGCAGATGATATTGATCTGGGAATGTAATTTAATGATTTAGCTAAGTTTACAATAGAATTTCTTTTCTGTGCTGTAGTAAGAAAAGCCTCAGCCGATACCATGTTAAGATATAATGAATTATAGTATGTGTTGTATGCTAACACATCCAATAGAACAGACATGCCAGATCCATCAAAATTGTAGTCTCTAAATTGATCTTGTGCTTGTAAATATCTTTTAAAGTTAGTTTTAATTCCTTCAAAATTGAGTTCATCAACTCTTAGATTATTGTCTATGGCCATTTTATGCTGCCCTTGTTAGCGTTGTTGATAGCGTTGCAAATTGATTAACATTTCTTATCACATACGATACGTCTATTATAACATCATGTTCTTCAAACGTAATATTAACTTGATTGACAGAAACTCTAGATTCATGGTTTTTAATGGAATCAAGTATTATCTTTTGCATTTCATATTCTGAAAATCCTGGCTGATAACCAAACAAATAATCTGATATGTTGCATCCATATTCAGGATTAAAAGGTCTAGTTCCTTTTCTGGTTCTAATCAAATTCGTCAGCGACCTTTTAATTGCAGTTTCATTTGTGATCGGACGAACATCTCCTGTCACCGGATGTGGGGTGAAGTCTAATCCAAGGTCTTTATAAAATACAATATCTGCCATTTTTTTCTTTTATTTATGTTGTTTGTTCTGCCGTTTTAACGTCTTGAATTTCTTTTCTGCGTTCTTTTGTCGCTTTGCTTAATTCTGCTAACGCTTTTCTTGCTCTAGTGCCAGCCGCTTTGTTGCCTTTGCCTTCAAACTTTGCATTCTCCGCAAGATATGATTCAAATAAATTTACTAAGTTTTCGTGATTCGTCATTATTATTTCCTTATAAAATGTTGACTTTTGCTTGACAGTATGCTATACTACTGTGTAGACTGTGATTTTAGATATCTGTTATAACTGTGATTGCTGTATTAGGCACTAATGCAGTCGTTGGAGTATTTAATCTTTCTTCAATTGATGTTATTCTTGAAAGTAATGCATTGAGTGTGATGGTATTTGAACTATCAGAAAAGATTAAAGTATTACTTCCATTTAACGTTAAGTTTGTATTTGATGAAATTTTAATTGATGCATTGTTCACATCCCACAAAACATCATTTTTATTAGTTACATTTGCAAAGTTTCTAGTTAAACTTGATGGTGTGCCAAAGTATTCTGCTGCCGCTTCAGGTATTGCAGGAAGATATCCAAGAATTGCAGGCTCTTGTGCCGACATCGCATCTAAGAAGAAACCAAAAACCCATTCACCAACTCTAGGCGTTCCGTAAAGGTTTGGTGTATTCAAAGGATGAATAGATAACGCAAATGGTAAGTCTTCGGTCGGAACTAGATTAGTTGACTTTGCTGGATGATATCCAAAACATCTCACTTTGCATCTGCCAAGTGTCAGAGGATCATCAATATCTTCAACGATACCAATCCACCAAACAAATCCATCTTGCCCTATAAAATTTTTCATAGTCTGTCTAATTCTGATGTGTCTACTGCGCCCGGAGGAACATTGTCTTTAATCCAAGTGAGTAATTGTTTTTTCACATCAAGTTCTGTCTTTGCAGACTTTCCTGGTTCCTTAAGTACCAAGTACTTGAAGTCTTTGATAACAGGATTGCCCTTCTTGTCTTTGTATGCTTTATTTGTTTGCGGATCAACTATAAAAATTGTATTCTCTGGATTATTTAGAATGACATAAATGCCGCCTTGAACAGTTGGAGGCATAGCTGTTGTCACTAAGTTATATACAGTCTGTGCCGCACCCGCATGAGTCGCAAGTAAAATGTCT